GTGTGTCGTGCGAAGTTCACGCCTGTGACACCCACACGACACCACGGCTCCAGACTTCAAGTCTCGCGTCCGCATTACCTTTTCGGAGCCGCAGTCGCATACGCAGTTCCACCGGGTATTTGACATTCTCTTCCCATTCGGAGCCTTGTAAGACTCTGCCTTGGAAAGAGCGGTCAACCGCCCAAAACGCTTACCAGTGATGTCTTCAGCTAAGGCCATGCTAAATTCTCCTGCATTGATTGCAGGTTCAATATAGCTTGCGCTAAGTACCGACATCAACATGATAATTACGCCGCGTCGATCAGGACGCCTTGGCCCGCCCTACGGCGCACCGCAAGGAATCCTTGCCACATGACAGGTATGATTACCGCATCTTGGTTAATAGGAGAGCGTTCGTCCATGGCGGTCCACTTGGCGTCACGGTGCTGAACCAGGAAGAGGTCTTTCGTATCGAGGAAATACATCTTCTCGGCAGTCGTGGCGAAGTTGGTGTTGGAGTCAAAGATGACTTCAGCGCCCTTCCATGCCAGCGACAGAGCGCCTGCGTTCATGGTGCCCGACTTCAGGTCATTGTTCGTGTAACGGGCATACTGATCCAGACCGGCTTCGAACACGCTATAGAAGTCGTGCGAGGAGACGATGAGGTCAGTACGATCATTGCCGCGATAAATGTCCATCCACAGAGCGTTCATTTCGCCCTGAATGGTGTCCTTGGTATAGGTGCCAGTGCCAGGGATTTCCCTGAACTTGTTCCTCCACCACGTCTGAGTGGTCGAGTTGATACCACCGACCGTACCCTGACCGTTGGTCTGGATAATGCCAGCAAGGCCCACAACCTGATTCTGAAGAGCGCCGTCCGAATACAGATCGATGGAGAAGTTGTTCCCCGCCGTATCCATAGCGTTCTGCTTACGCGCCTTGACCAGATTAATCATCTGTTCCTTGCCAGAGTTACGACGGATTTCGTCGCCAGAGGCAGTGACAGTGATGACAACCGTGGTGAGTTCCAGAATGCCAAGGCTCTCTATGCTGAACTGAAGCCGGAAGATCAGGCTTACGTTCGCAAAGAGCACCCATCGTTCGGCGCATTCGTCTCGCATTAAACATTATGGGGCGGGGAAACTCGCCCCTAGCACCTTCCAAAGGAATAATACATGGCACTCGAATATGAACTGAAGTTCTGGACCGACCGAGAAGACGAGATTGGCGAGGATGGCAAGCCCACAGGGACTAAAATCCCCGTCGATTGGGTAAGCTATGCGCCTGCTGTTATCGGTGGGAAGCCCAATACCACGCACTTCGTCAATGAAAAGGTTCGCCGTCTCGATCCGGTGAATTACCGCATTTATCCCGGTCAGGATGGCGGCGCTCAGATGCAGGTCGTTCAGGAGCGATGGAACTCGATTGAGCCAGCCTATACCGCATGGAAGGAAGGTCGCGAGCCTGTCCATGATGGCACGGCGCTGAGCGTCTGGACCACGCTGCGCAGCGATGAAATGGACACCCTGCTACGCTACAAGATTCGCACCGTCGAAGGCGTGGCGAAGATGAGCGACAATCAGTGCTCTCAGATGCCACTTCCCAATGCATGGGGCCTCCGTGATCTCGCCAAGGAGTTTCTAGCCTCTCGTAAGGATGAGGTGGATAGCAACGAGATTGCAGAGCTTAAGGCTCAGATCGAAGCCCTCAAAAGCGCCCTTCCTGAAGCACAGATCAATGATCCTCGTGCTGATGAGGCTAAGGCCTTGCGCGAAGAACTTGATGAACGCGGTGTGCAGTACGATAAGCGCATTCGTGATCCCGACAAGCTCCGTAGCATCCTGAATGGCGATATTGCCGCATGACAGCCCTATCGGTAGCGCAGCGCGTTAGTTTGAAGGTCGGATTAGAGGTCCCGAGCGTTTTGTATTCGTCTACAGATCGCACGTGGGTTGAAATGTCTAGCCTGCTGAATGAGTGCGCTACCGATCTCGCTGACGCCTTCGATTGGCAAGCGCTTAAACGTACAGCAACAATCACGGGGGATGATGCATCTACTGACTTCGATCTCCCCAGCGATTATTCCCGCATGCTCAGAACGGCCAATGTATGGTCATCTCCCTATCTGTGGGGCATGGAGCATGTGACGGATACGGATAGGTGGCTTGATTACCTTGAGCTTCCCTACCGTCCTGTAACGGGCGCATGGACCATCTACGCCAATCAGTTTCATATCCTCCCCGAACTCGCGACGGGGCAGACTGCCAAGTTCATGTACATCACGAACCAGATCGTTAGCGGTAACAAGACCGAGTTTACGCTCGATACCGACACGTTCGTGCTCGATGAGAAGCTATTGCAGTTGTGCCTTACGGCGCGATGGAAAGAGGTCAAGGGCTATCCATCCCAGACCGATCTTGATGCCTATCAGAAGGAACTCTCATTCCAGATGGACAAGGATGGCGGATCCAAACCCATCTTCAGTGCCTCGCGTCCTCAATACTGGAATTGGGGGCTTGTGTGAGAACCAATGGACGGTACGGGCGCAAGGTCTATCCCCCGACCATGGGTCCTACCTATAAGGACAAGGCCGTTCCTGCACCTATCGGTGGATGGAATAGCGCTCAGAACATTGCGGCTGCGGCTCCTGGCACGGCTATCGTCATGGATAACTGGTTTCCAACGCGCACGGGTATCCAGACACGAGGCGGCACGACGCTCTATGCTACTCTGGGAACAGAGCCTGTCGAAAGCCTGATTTCGTACATCGGTGATACCAAGCAGTTCTTCGCGTCGTCCGATGGCGGGATTTACCCGATTACGTCAGTGGCCGATCCTGAGGTTCCGCCAACGCCCGATGTGACGGGGCAGACGAGTGATTATTATTCGTCAATGAATTTCTCCACCACTGGGGGTAATTTCCTCTATGCGGTGAATGGGACCGATCTCGCTCAACTCTATGATGGCACCACGTGGACGCCGATTGATGGCGTGTCTACGCCTGCAATTACAGGGGTATCGACGGATACGCTGTCTCAGGTGAATGTCTATCGTAACCGCCTCTATTTCGCTGAGGGCAATAGCCTGAACCTATGGTATCTACCTGTCGATTCGATTGGCGGCGCAGCTTCTGTTCTGAGCCTAGCGGGTATCTTCGATAAGGGCGGGTTCGTTCATTTCTCGTCCACATGGTCCAGTGAAACCGGGTCATCCTCGATTACGTCCTACCTCGTGGTTATGTCCACTGAGGGGCAAGCAGCGATCTTCAGCGGATCGTTTCCGGGTGGGTCTGATTGGTCATTTCAGGGCTGCTACGACATCTCAAAGGCCATGGGGAAGAACGCATGGTTTCGGGCTGGTGGCGATATTGTCATCCTGACCGAGCAGGGCATGGTTCCTGTCTCGGCGGCTCGTTTCAAAGACCCTGCCGTATTGGGTCTGGACGCCATCTCCAAGGCCATTGAGCCCGATTGGCGGCTCTATGCTCAACAGCGCAATACAGTGCCGTGGGAAGTCGCCAAGTGGGATCGTCAGGCTCGGTTCTACGTCAACTGTCCTATTGCCTCTCCTGAGCAGACCAAGACAACCATTGTTGGAAACCTGCTGACAGGCGCTCTGGCTCGGTACACCAATTGGGATAGCCGGTGCGTGGGTGTGCATAGCGAGCAGGCCTATTTCGGCACCAATGACGGAACGATCTATCTCTGTGAAGTTGGCGGGTCGGACGCAGGCATGCCTTATACGTCAGAGGTGGCTTTTGCGTGGGATCATCTAGGCCCCGTGTCCTATACCAAGACCATCAAGCAGGCTCTGGCTGTATTCACGACCAAGCGTCCATTCTCTTATCGGCTCTCGGATTCGGTTGGCTATAATCAATCTTTCCCCATTGCGCCTAACTCCATTGTCGATAGCACGGCGGCTTCTGAATGGGACGTTGGCTTGTGGGACTTGGCTGTATGGGATCAAGGTCAGCAGTACTACACCGTCAAAAGCCGTTGGCAGTCTATCGGCATGACGGGCGATGTTCACTCTCTCCAGGTTCAAGTGGCAAATGGCGGGGTCAATACCCCATCGGCTGAATTGATCCTGATGCACGTAACCTATGAACAGGGAGCGTTGGCGGTTTGATCGTTTATGGCGACAGGCGAATTGATGAATGGGTGGCAAGCCGCCTTGGTCTTCGCTTGTGGCCTGAATCCTACTCGATTGCCAATGTGAAGGATGGCTTCATTCTTGGGGCTAGTATCATACACGGGTGGTATCCGGAAACCGGTGTGGTGGAGCTAACCAGCTATTCAGAGCGACCATCATGGATGAGCCGCGACATGATCAATGCGGTGTTTGGATATGTGTTCGATCATCTCAAGTGCCAGTTGGTGGTGTTGAGGGTATCGGAGAATAACACTCGTATGCTGAACATTGCCAAACGATTGGGTTTCGATAGCTACACAATCCCTCGCCTTCGTGGTAGGGATGAAGCAGAAACGATCTTTACGCTGACTGACGATCAATGGCGGTCCAGTCCTTATAGGAGACAATGATGGGTAAGGGAGCGCCAACGCCGCCTAATGTTAACGACACGATTGCTTCGCAACAGTCCGCCAATTACGTTAACCAGTATTCTCCACTAGGTTCGTCCACGTTTACCCAGACGGGAACCGGGCCGACAGGCGCTCTAACGTACCGGCAGGACACGAACCTTTCGCCTCAGGCGCAGCAGGCCTTCGATAACTCCCTAGGCGCTCAGGCCAATATCTCGAATACGGCAAAGCAGCTTTCCGGCAATCTCGGAAACCAGCTAGGCCAGCCGCTCGATTGGTCAGCGCAGCAGTCCTACCTGAACAACATTACGTCTCAGAACCTCAATCCCGAATGGGATCGAATGAATGAGCAGAACCTTACCGAATTGACCAATCGCGGCATTCGACCGGGCTCGACTGTCTATGATCAGCAGCGCAATCAATTCCAGCAGGGTCGATCTCAGGCCTATAACTCGGCCAATGGGGCTAACTTCAACACTGCCCTCCAAAGCCAGCTTGCCTTGCGCAATCAGGGTATTAACGAGTTGTCAGGGCTCCTGAGTGCAGGACAAGTGTAGACGCCTCAGTTCGCATCAGTGCCGGGTATCGATGCGGCGGGAATCCAGAACGCCAACTTTGGGCAGCAGATGGGGGCGTACAACGCCAATCAGGCTCAAATGGGCGGGCTCTTCTCTGCGGCTGGTAATGCTCTTCCCGGCCTCTTTGCCCTCTCTGATCGTCGTGCCAAGACCGACATTGAGCGGATTGGTCAAACGGATAGCGGCGTTCCAATCTACAAGTTCCGTTACAAAACAGGCGGGCCAATGCAGATTGGATACATGGCGCAGGACTTGCTGGAGACGCATCCTCACGCTGTCGTTATGGGTCCGGATTCGCTCTACCGTGTGAATTACGACGAGGTTAACTGATGGCCTTCGCCCCTCTCTCGCTGCCTCAATTCTCGGTTGGAAGCCCTGAGCAGGCTGCACGTCAACGCGCTCTAGCGGAAGCCCTAATCGGGCAGTCTTCCTCCCCAGCCCAAAACGTTGGTCAGGGCTTCGCTGACGTTGCTGCGGCCCTATCCGGTTCGATCATCAATAACAAGGTTGGTGCGGCTGAAGAGGCTGGTCGGCTATCGGCTGCTGATGCTCTGGCTGGCCTTGGTCCAAATTCAGACTTCTCCAGCGTATCGCAGGCCCTCGCAAATCCATGGCTATCCCAGCCTCAGGCGTCCGTAGCCTCTGCGCTCCTCAGTCAGAACCTTGAGCGCTCCGATCCGATGTACCAGCTTCAGCGTCAAAAGCTGGAGCAAGAGATTGCTATGGGCGGTCAAGCAGCTAACCCGTTCCTGAACGTGGGCAACGGCTCTGTATTCAACCAGACTACTGGCGAATTCATGACCGCGCCTGATGGTGGCGCGGCGGACCTTCCTAATGATGTTAAGGAATACAACTGGTACGCCGAACAAGAGCAGGCGGCTGGGCGCGAGCCTCTTCCGTACATCGACTTTGTGAATGCGCAGCGTGGCGCGGGCCTAAGCGTTACCACGAATCCAGATGGAACCACGGTCGTTTCTCAGGGCGGTCCATCCAAGCTTACCGAGGCGCAAGGTAAGGACGTTGTTTATTACACACGCGGCCTCGATGCCAACAGCATGCTCAATGGTGTTGAGGAGAACTTGACAAGCTGGGGGCAGCAAAACGCTGGGAAACTCCCTCTTGGTGTTGGAAACTATCTTCGTGAGCCCGCATTTCGCCAGGCGAAAATCGCGGCTGATGCGTTCCTTACGGCGGTTCTACGCAAGGACACTGGCGCAGCTATCACTGACAATGAGTTCGAGATTTATGGTCCGATCTTCCTGCCTGTTCCGGGCGACGATCCACAAACTATTCAGACTAAACGCCGCATGCGCGACGTGGCTCTTCTTGCCATCAAGGGCGGACTAGGGACGGCTGATGCCATCGCTAGGGCAAATGCAGAGGTTCTAGGTGTTGATCCTGATGCGCCAGTGCGTCCAGCGGGAAATTCTCCTTCTGCCACTCCTGCTCCGTCAGGCGAGGTTATCGATTGGACTGATCTATAATGGTTGATGTTCGTCTCCCTGATGGTCGCGTAGCTCGATTCCCAGACACAATGCCTCGGGAAGAGATCAAGGCATTTGTTTCATTTAAGTTTCCGGACCAAGCGCCAAAAGCGACTCCAAACGATACGCTTATGGCGCTGACGCGGATGCAGACTGCAAACGATCAGGGTCCGGCTCCTTTTGTGGAAGGGAATGAGTTTGCCTCCTCTCTTCCCGGCCCTCTTGGCCAATTCCAGAACAGCACTTCGGCTCTTCAGTCCGGCTTTATTGAAGGCGCAACGGGCAATCTCAGCAACGAGATTTTTTCGGCCCTTGGGACGCCTTTCGAAACGGCTGCATTGGCAGCGCAGGGGAAGGGTATTGATCCGGGGCAGGCGTTTAATAACCTGTATGAGTACGGCACCAAGCAGTCACAAGGACAAACTGCACTCAATCCATCCTTGGCCAATCGAGGCAACCTTATGGGGTCGGCTATCCTAGGCAAGAGCCTTGGTGCCTTCTCGCCGCGCGCAACTACGCCGCTGGGCATGGCTGGTCTAGGAGCCTTGGAGGGAGCCGGATACGGGGCTGTCTATGGCTTCGGTGGAGCAGAGGGCAATGACCGTTACCTAGCCGCCCTGAAGGATGCTGGGATAGGCGCTCTTTCAGGCGGCGCTATCGGGTACGGTGCTGGCGCACTGACGCAGCCGGTTAGTCAAGAGTCTCGCATTCTGGCAAAGGCTTTGGAGGCAGATAGAATTGATCCTGCCGCTATTCCTCAGCGTGTAAGTGCCTTAGGTCCTTCTGGCATGGTTGCGGACATTGGCCCAACTCTACAGGGGCAGACGGCAGCTATCGCCACACTTCCGGGCCAAGGTGCTAACGATATCGTGGATGCCCTCAGCGCCAGACGTGCTGGAGCGAATGACCGAATCCGGAAGGATGTTGCTGGCGCTTTGGGTCCGTCTGATCGTGTTTCACAGGTTCTGTCTGATCTAGACATTGAACGTAAGATTGTGAATCAGGACTATGAGCCTGTATTCCGTGCAAAGGCGCTTTCGGACAATCCATTTATGGATGCGCAGCCAATCGTTAAAGCGATTGATGATGTTGTTCCTCGGGTTGTAGGGGGAACACGATCTGATATCGAGCGCATCAAAGGGTGGCTCATTGATCCTACGACGGGCGTGGCGACCAAAGACCCACAGATCGTCATGGCTGTTCGGCAGGAACTAGATGGGCTGATCAACAAGGAAACGAACACCACGACAGCCGCCGTTCTTGGAGATCTGCGGAAAGCCATTGATGCTGATTTAGCTATGAACGTTCCCGGCCTTAAGGCTGTAGACTCTGACTTCCAAGAGGTAGCCCGTCAGAAAGATGCACTTGAACGCGGCGGCATGCTCCTGAATGATGGCAAGACGGCCATCAACCCTACCGATCTTTCCGATGACCTCGTTAAGATGAGCGACGGACAAAAGCTGCGTCTTACCCAAGGCGCTCGCGCGGAGATTGAACGCATCATCGGAACGTCTGCGAATGATCGTGTAAAACTTCGCGACATTATACGCGGTGAGGGGTCGTGGAATTACGACAAGCTACGTTCTCTCTTTGGAGATGAAAAAGCTAGATCGCTGCTCGATATTGTAGAGCGCGAAGCTACCATGGCAGCGACGGAGAACCTGGCAACTTCCGGGTCCCGCACTCAGGTATTGAAGGCTGCTCAGGACGATATTGTGGGGCAGACCAGCAAGCGCGGTGCGGTCCAAGAGGCGCTAAACTTCCAATACGGGAATGCTGCTGCCAAGGTAGCGGATGCGCTTCTTGGTGGGGTTGGTCAGGCTAGACGGAGTGCAGTGATGAACTCTGTGGCGCAGGCCTTGATGAGCCCTGGTCTGAATCCTCGTATGCTTACCGAAATCACTCGTTTGATGAGCGGTGCATCTAAAAACGAATCGGGAGTTATCGCCGCGCTTCTCGCATCCCAAGCGGCAGCGCAGCCTAATTAGATGATGGCGATAGCAAGATGACGAGCAGCCACAAACAGCGCAACGAAGGTCAAGAGGTAGATCGCCATCCTGCCTATATCGAGCCATGGGAACACGTTGTAGGTGTATTGGTCCTGCTCCCAATGCTCGGGAAGCTCGTGAACTTGGCTGAATTCGTGTCGCATCTCATCTCTCCTTCTCTCGCCCATAATCACACAATGAAAGGCAACGTCAATGGTCGATATACCCCGTAGCGTCATCGACACTCTGATTGCTGAAGCCATTGGTGAAGGTGATGAGGGCATGCGTCGAGTTGCCGAGACGATCATCAACCGCTCTGCCATTCGTGGTCTTAGCCCTGAACAGGTGGTTCAACAGCCCGCTCAGTACACAGGATATTCCAATCCCGGCCCTGCCACGGTAAGGGCGCAGCAAGACCCGAACTCAAGGGCGGCGGCAGAGGCGGCATGGGCATTGGCTCAACAGGCTGGTGACCCTACGGGTGGCGCAGATCACTATTTCAATCCCAACATTGTTCAGCCGCGCTGGGCTAATTCCATGACGCCTACGGGGCAGTACGGCAACCATGCTTACTATTCCTCACGTCCTATTCCTCCCGGTGAAATTCCGAACACGGTAGCCTCTGCGCTTTCGACTGTGCCAACGCCGCGTGTTGCGCCCAATCCAACGACGATCTCGCCTGATCTCGCTCAGATGCGCAATCCCAATATGAGCAGTGCAGCACGACAGGCGCAGGTAACACCATACCCGGCAACGCAATCGCTGGACATGGCCATTCGCCGCGCTCCGGGTGAAACCATCGCCACGATTCCAACGAGCCCGATTGGTCAAGCACCAGCAACGCGGAGTGTGCAGTCAATTCCTATGACGGGGAACAATCAGATCGCACTCCAGCAGGCAGCGCGGAGAGCGGCGCTTCTAGCCAATCAAAGCGGTGTGGAGCGTAATCTTCCAACAGCCGGTACGATCCTTGATCCATTGACGGTTTCGGCGGGTGTACCTCAAAGCTATGCAGGACAGGACAGCGCTCCACCATTGCGGGAAGCTCGCCTATCTCCCGGCGTTGCTGCGCAGAATTATAGCGTGGCACTGAATGGACCAGCAGGGCTAACACGCCAGCAGTTCGCGGCTCTCCCTATCGCTCCACAGCGTCCAAGGATGGCGGCTCCAATGCCCCTC